ATCCACCTAAATGCATGACAATGTGGGAGGGGAACTACAACAGGTGATGTTATAAATCCGACAAATGACATTGGCGTACAATAATAAACGTATAAATGACTACATGCATAGTGGAGTATAATCCATAATAAATAAATACCGACCGCGTTGAATACATGATGTAAAATTCTTACTATCGCATAATCTTTCATTTCCATATTGGTCTTGTTGTTGTTGTGGGTTTTGTTGATTTGACTTGATATTCTCTTGGTGTTGCATAAAAAATCAATTTTTATTTTTATTTGTATTTGTTATAACCGCGACCATTACAAAATAGACTCATATTTTTTTATAAATTCCTCTTGTAAATTCGCAGGAATACAATTAAAATCGACCAATAAACGGTTAAGTTCATATTTTTTATACGCATCCTCCTTTTTTAATTTAGCATTAAAATATTCTGGTTCGTCGTAACATTTTATGGCTGTTTTAGGACCACATTTTTTAAAAACAGATGATATATTGTCACTGGAATCACCCATTACTATTTTACAAAATAGATCCTTTTTTGCATCGCCTAAACAACTTTTCTCTTCTGCAATATTTTTATAGGACATGTTATAAATTTTTACTCTAGGCCCAACAAGTTGAAGATAATCTTTGTCACTGGTGATTATGTATATTTTACAATTTTCGTTCTTTGTGAGCAAATGCTTTACTGATAACGCTATACAATCATCCGCTTCCAATTGTGGATATTCTAGTATATGTTGGGCGCCTCCTTTCATGAAAAGTTCTTCATTATATATTATTGCGAATAACTTGCCTATTGATTCCGCATCTTTGTTACTACGTGTTGATTTGTACGCATCAACATATTGATTCCTCCATATATTTTCTCTCTTGCAATCTCTTCCAATATATATGGTTGGTGGTGTTGGTATTGGTGTTTGCATTTTTTTTTTCGATTTAACGTCCATATTGGATTCTAATAAATGTATTTTATTAGGTATTTCTTCTACTTTTTCTATAAAGGTTTTTTTGTATTTTTCAATGAAATCGTCTGTTATTTCAAACGGTGTTGGTGCTGGTGCAGGTGCTGGTGTTGGATTAGGTAATTCACCATAAACAGTTGGACCTGGATTTGCCAATTTCCACCAGTTCATCATGGAATAAAATCGATAAAATATAAAATAGCTACCATCTATAAATATATAGGTTGGTGTTGGTGTTGGTGTTGGTGGCAGAGAAGATGTATCGACGTTATTATTCATTTATTGGTTTTTGTTGTTTATGCTACATGGTATTATTTATAATAGGTTCAATTTTATTATAAATAATGTAGGATATACTAATAGTAATATGGAGAAACTCTATAGTATAATTTATAAAAGCGCATTAAAGACATATCATTTACTAGACAAAAATAAAAAACCTATCATTCAACTAATTTCAATGTCTTTACCAAAAGAAACACGTGACTTTATTTTTAACAAAGATTTCGATTATGAAAAATATTATTCGAAATCAGAATTAGAAGCTATGAATGCTAAAAAACTAGGAAAGTCTTCGAAAAAAAAACGGAAAGGGAAAAAAAGTGACAAACAATCTATTAGTTTATCAAAATCGATCAATAAATCAAAACTACGGTGTATATTAGACCATATACCAGAAAATTTATTGAATTTTTTTATATTTTTTTCTTATTTATCTTTGCATAGCATATATTTTTGTTCCATTTTAATTATAGTATTACTTGTTACAAATATTCATTATTTGTTAATAGTATTGTTTGTTATTATTATTAATACTTTTGCGACTATTCTATTTTCTGGATGTCCTATTCACATAATAGAACGTAAATATAGACATAAATTAACACACAATCAACATTTTTTATGTAACATTATCAAAAAACTACAGGATAATTATATTTATTATACTTATGAACAACATATAGAACAATTACTTTTTGGAATTTTTTTACTTATTATAAAAATCAATTTACTTATTTTGTATAACTGTTTTTGTAAGTTTTCACACTTAAACAAACTATAGCATTTATACGTATGTAAATGAAAATTTATATCTTGATTGTTCTTCTAATTTTGTCCTTTTTCCTAAAAAAGTAAAATATTTTTTTGCCATAGCATATTGTGTTGGTTTTTTATTTTTCAATACTTTTAAACGAACGTACATAATCATACCTACTTGCCATATACGTTTATGTGGATATTTTTTGTTTTTGTATAATTTTTCTAATTTATCAATCGTATTTTTAACATCTTCTAATGTTGCATATTTTATATTTATTGTATCGCTTGGATCTTTGTCAATATACACATCAAACGATTTTTTCGGGTTTTCTGGATTAAACAAAAATTGTTTTTTTGTCTTGTGTTTCTTTGTCTTGTGTTTCTTTGTCTTGTGTTTCTTTGTATTGTATTTCATATAATATAACTACATTTTATTACACCGTTCTGAAAATTTAATCCAATGGTGTTATTCAAAAAAATAACTCAGCCCACTTACCATAGAAGAATCCTCGAGAGATTATTAGGGCTGTATTTATCTTTCTTCCATTTCCCTTTAATCTTTGCTGACCTGTTCAGATAATTTTTTCTGCGTGTTTTATTTTTATGTTTTGTATAGTCTTCATATCCCATTTGTCCAAAATGAACGACTCTACCATCTGGTGTGGTAATCATATATTTTTTTTCTTTCTTCGTAGAAAGTCCGATCTTTGCCGTCTTCCCAATATATTTTTTTGCTCTGCGATAGACTTCTGTTGGATTTGAATAAAGACGGATTTGTTTTTTTTCCATTATTATATAATTTGTATCTATAAAAAAATTGGATATATTATATTGATGTAAATATTATAAAACTATGGGTAATATATTACATAGACCTGGGTATGTAATATAGTAAATATAACATGATGTTAGTCTAAATGTCTAAACTAATTGTATTTTTATCTGATCTAGGTTTTCTCCTGCTTCTTTTTGGCATGTTACCACTTCCACTACCTTGTAATTCTTTTAAATCAGAAATACTAATGGTACTATCATTGTTGATACTTACTGAATCTGGATCCATTTGAGGTGGTAATTGCGGTTGTTGAAATTGAGATTGTTGTGATTGTTGTGATTGTTCTTGAATATTAATTGTTTTGGTCTTTAAACCTGATAAGATTTCACTTATATCACTAGGGCCTTTCATTTCTGGTCTTTGGTTTGATGATTGTTGTTGTTGTTGTTGTGGAGGTCTTCTAGGTGTTCTCTCAATATTTACTGGATTTGATTGGTTTTCACGAATATTAATACCATCGTTCATGTTTGGAATGCTGGATCTTCCCATACCTGAACCCATATTCATACTATTATTGTTTCCTGGACGGCCTCCCATGTATGGAGCGCTATTTGGACCTTGTGTTGCCATAGGCGGTGGTGGAGGTCCTCTCCCCATTGGAATTTCTGGTTCTGGATTCATTAAACCACTCATAAAACCACCAAATCCTGGATTATTTTGGCCCATTGAATTTACTGCAGCATTTTGAAATTGACGCATTAAATCAGGGTTTTGTCTCATAATATCATCCATACCTGGCATTGATGACTTAAACATTGTATTTGTCATATGTAACATAAGAGCACTACCACCCAATTGAAACATTAGTTTTAGTTCTGGTGCCATGGTCGCTTTTGATTTGTATTTTTCATACAACTCTGCAAAAATTTCATCATAATCATTAATATTTTCATTTATTTGCTCACTCCATCCATCTAATTTAATATCAAATGGATCAAATTTGTTATTTAAAAATTCAATACCATTGATAACAGCCATCATCATATTTCCTTGAAACTTGATGGAATTTTGTTTTGTTTTTTCCTCCATAATTGTCTCATATTCGCCTTGCATTTCCGCTAAAGGCGAATCCATATTGTATTTTTTTGATAATTCAACACCTTTTTTCTCCAGAGCTTCTAATTTTCTTAAATATTTGAACTTTTCTCTCAACAATTCTTCCTTTGACATAGCGGGTTGTATTGGAACACTCTTATCAGGGTTGTTAATCGGAACATTATTAAATTTACTAAACCCATCCCATGTTTTTGAATTTGCATCTCCTGTTTCTGCTGTTGATTTGCCTATGGATATAGATGGTACAGAGGATGATGTATTGTCATCAAAACGGACACCTAGTGATGGTCGTTCACTTGATGTGGATGGTGATGTCGAAAAAATATCTGATTTTGGTGAATAGCTGGATGATCCAGAATCGATATTAAAACTATTCGTGGTGTCTGATAATTCATTCAATTCATTTTCTAATTTATTTAAATCATCAAGACTAATATCATCATCGAAACCTTTTGATTTTGATTTTCCATCTTTTACTTTATCATTCATTAATAATTCAATACCTCCACCGAAATTGACCGATTTTAAATCGTTCAAATCGTCATTCAAATTTGATATATCGATAATTTCACTATCCATTTAATATAAGTTATTAAGAACATATAATTTTAAGTAGTACGAATATAATAATATATTTCTTTGTTTTTGTTTTTGTTTTTGTTTTTGCTTCGGGTCTATAATTTATTTTTTATATACCAAATACCTTGTAAAAAACAATCTGCTAAATCATCTTTTTTACTGTGTTTGGAAAAAAATGTAATCCATTCATTGTTGTCGTGTGTTTTTTCTAAATTTTCTAAACAAGTTACAATACCCAATTTTTTTCGATCGTTGTATTTCGATTTTTCTGTTTTATCGTCTTGTGTATGTGTAATTGATGTGGTCTTGTTAGTAACATCTTTCAATTTATTAAAAGAAGATACAAATTCAATATGTTGTTGCTGTTGTGTGGATTTTTTCATAATAAAATATTGAGCAACCATTCCCTGAATTGTTTTCATTCGATTCGCTATTGGACTAATCTGATTTTCAATTAAAATAACGTCGATGTTATTGTATGTGTTGTTAGTGGTAAAAATTTCATCAAACTTTTTTTTTATATTTTTTCCAATGCTAATAATATCTACTTTATTTGAATTTGTTATATTAACCGGCTCAAAACATTTATTCAAAACATATTCATTAAACAGATGTATCAAGTCTTGTTTTTTAATTGGTTTAGTATAGTTTATATTGTATTTTTCAGCCAACTCAAATAAACTATTAATCTTTTGCTTGTTTAAATATGCTGATTCCAATTCTTTCGTAGGAACATGAAATAGTTGTTTTTTTGAATGTTTTAAACAATAACATTTGTTGTTTTTTGTATATTTGGCTGGTTTATTACATATATTGATGGATTGCGGTGTCTGAGGGTGTGGTTGGTGTTTTGTTGATTTTGTAGATTTTGTTTTCGATTTTTCATTTTCTATTTCTCCACATAATAATGGTGTTTCTTCTCCTATATTGACTATATTCCATTTTTTCACA